CAACGTAATTGCCATGCAGCAGCTTTACGCAAATCTCTCAAGATTTCTCTATCGATTTCAGCAGCAACCTGCTCAGACAACATTGCAGTCAATTCAGCTTCAGCATCGATGTTGTGGAATGCACTAACGTCTTGAGCTAATTCTGGTGACCATGTAGCACGTAATTTTCTTTCTTCTACTGATACTACAACTTCATCCAATTTGAATGATACCTCACCCATTTCAGTTGAAAGTTCTAATGTAGCATACTGAGCCCATGCAGCAGTAAATGCAGAGAAAGATGCATATGTAGTTGCAGAAGCACCAACATAACCATCATAAGTAGCAGTACCTCCAGCAGCAGCTGTAGTTCCAGCAGTTGTACCAACTGGGTGAGAAAGGTCTAATGATAACCAGCATGCACCAGTACCATCAGTTAAATAAGTTGCACTTGAAGAACTTACGATACCTTTACCATATTGTTGAGTAACAAGACGGAAAGGAACTTCTTTATTAGCAGCGATGATTGTATTACCATCACGGTCTAAGATAGCGGTAGGTGTAATAACGTGCAATGAAGCTAAGAAGCTTTCAGTATCCATTTGGTTACCATCAGCACCTGTCATAACTTCTCTGTTAGTTGCAAGTGGTGTGAAACCAGAAATTGCAACAATTACGTTTCTAAGACTACCATCAGTAGCAGTTGGTAATACCGTAGAACCAACATTAACTGTAGTGAAAGTACCGCTATTATTTAAAGTAAATACTGGCAATGGATTCAAAGCCACAATAGTAAGAGTACCTTTAGAGTTGTCAAATAAACCATCGTTATAGAATAAATCGTAAAGATTTTTTCCTAACATTGGAGTTATAGCACAACCTCCAACAGGCTGAACGCAAGATGGTAAACCATTTGCAGCAAAGCTAGTGTGAGCAGAGAATGTAGTTAAATAAGTGTCATTAGTTGCACTTGTTCCATCATAATCGTTACCAGCAACACCAGAACCATTTACACGGCTAGAAGTTTGTGGTACGAAATAGAACAATTTACCAATTGGCATGTTCATAGCTTGTACAGACACGATGTCGTTAGCTAATAATTTAGAGAAAACTCTACGTACAATTGGGAACACAACAGTTTCGAAAGAACCTGATGATGTTGCAGTTGTAGACTCGCTTAATAATGTAGAAGCTTGGTTCTCATATAATTGAGCGATGTTTTCTTTTACGTGGCCTTTAAGACCGTCTAGGAAGCCTAAGCTATCCCATTTAGATTGGGTTTCTTTACGAATTGCCTTCATGTGGTTCAATCCGATGTTACCAACCTGTCCAGATGTTAATAAATGTGACATAGTTTTTATTTGTTTTTTTTTAATACTTATCTTTATTTTCAACTCTAGCAATCAAATCTTTGATTCTTAAAGTTGAAGGGTCAACGTACGCTGTAGCTTCGTTTAATTGTTTTGAACTACTTGTAGTAACCTCTTTCATTATTTTCTTTTCTACTGATTCAGTCATTGGCTTTCTAGCAGTCAAATCGTTAACAATAGTTTTGTATAACCTTTTTGATTCTTTAAGGTTTGTAACCTCTTCATCAAATCTTTGGATGATTTTTTTCTTCTCATCTTTGGTGGTTGAATGTTCCATAAATAACTTCGTTACGTAACTTAAGTTAGAATTAAAAACTACAGTTTCAACCAACATATTTCTGAACTTCTTAAGAGCTTTTCTGAATTCTTCATTTTCGTTCTTAAGTTGTGCAGATTCGTTTAATAACTTTTTGTACTTAATCTCGGCTTCAGAAATAACAGCTTTAGAGGATACAGATTCTTTTTTTACGCCTGGACCTTTTGTGTAAATGTCAGGAAGATTAGAATGACCGCCAACGCTCATACCAACACCAGATTTAATTTTCTCCTGTACTGGTTTTTCGTCTTCGTTTTCTTCATCTTCTTCTTTAACTATTTCGTCTTCAGATTCTTCTAATTTAGCTTCATCTTCTTCAGATTCTTCAGATTCTTCTAATTTAGATTCGTCATCTTCACCCATAGCAATTTCGTAGGTCAAGCCTTCTTCTTCGTAACCCTCTTCTTGATACTCTTCTTCCATGTCGTCCATGTTTTCCATGTCTCCCATGTCGTCCGAATCTCCCATTCCAAGCGCACCTTTTTTTACGATGTACTCGCCTGGTTCTGAAATGTTAAGATGTATTTCGTCACCAACAATTTCGACTTCATCATCGCCACTCAATTTCTTGTAGATAGCAATAACGTCATCATCCGATGCATCAGTCATGTCTAATTCGTCTCCTCCTAGTGCGTCATCTGCACCCATTCCGATTTCTTGGTCATCAGGACCAACTTCTGGAGCACCCATTTCTGTGTCATCAGCGTCATCAGTTTCATCACCATCAATCTCGATAGAGTCTTCTGTAGAATCATCATCAGTTTCATCACCAGCTGCTACAACATCATCTGTTGTATCATCTGTTGTGTCATCTGTTTCAGTTTCTTCTTCAGCACCCTCAGGACCAACGGCTTCTTCTTCGTAATCGGCTTCTTCAAGCGATTCTTTCACCAGACCATCAATTTCTTCTCTCGCAACGGAGCGAAGTATTTCTTTGGTATTGGCATTTAAAGCTTCTTGGATAATTTTAACATCCAATAGAGCTTCTTCATAAATTGATTTTTTTTCTGCCATTTTTATTTGTTTTTTTTATTTTTTTTTAATTACTTATAATAAATAATTAAGTGAATACTATCCACTTACATAATAAATATATCTTTATTCATGAAAAATCATTTTTATCGAAATTTTTTTTAAATTATACCCAATAAAAAATTATCTAAACTCTCGTTTAAATTTGGTTTTTTAATTTCGACGTTTTCAACATAAGGCTTGGCTTGTTCTTTATCTTTAAACATCCATGAACCAGGAGTACTTGGTGCAGTAACAACATCCCAACAAATCAATTCAAAATCATCTTGTACAATGAGGTCACCTTTGATTTCTTTAAGAGAACCAACACCTCTAGAAGATACACCAATCATGATATTATTTCTTAATAAATTAGCAACTTCGTCACCTTTTGTTGAAACAATTCCGTAATCAATATATCCCCTTGTTGTGAGAATTTCCATTTTACCCATAAGAGTATGGCCTTCCCACCAAGTTTGGATGATATTGTGTGATACTCTATCACCAGCAATTACACTTGATTCTGGGTGGTCTAATTCACCTATAGCTCTTCTTTCTCTAATGGCTTGTTGGTATATCTCATTTTGTGTTTTTAATATTTGTTCTGGGTATATTCTACCATTTCTATTTTTAACACCATATTTTTGGAGGACAACATATACGATTAAACTTTCTGGGTTTTCACGACCCATTTCAAGTTTTTTAAATTCTCTGATAAGAGGTTGATTTTTTGGGTCAATTGGTGAAATATAACCAGCGTCACTTTCAATTAAGTACCCCGTACCAACTTCACCAGCTTTTAAAAGTTTTAAATCCATATTGTTTTTATTATTATAAATATGTCATTAAATAAAAAAAACCCCAATATTAAATTGGGGTTTGTTCGAATAACATGGTCTAAAATGTTAAACGGCTAGTTCCTAAGGTAGCACTAGTTATTTTTTCTTTTTATAGAAATTAAAATATTTGCTAGTTTCAAAAGCGTTATTGATGATGTCATCGATAATGCTATTAACAACTGGTTTTAAACTTTCAGAGTTTGCTGGTATTTCGTATTTCATATACAACGTTATCTCACAACCAACAAAGCTTCTTTTACCATATTTGATACCAGACTCCCTGATATCGAAATCAATTATTGTTCGGTCTTTTAAAAAAGGTGTTGTTATATTTTCATCTAAAAAATTATATATAACTTGCCTAATTTTTTTGTCTGAATCCCTAATTATTCGCTTATAATTTAAATCACCTTCATTCTGGGGTTCAGCCCATGCTGATATGTTAACATATAAAGCTTTGGGGTTTTTGTTGTTTACGCTACCGTAAACGACGTTATAATTCTTGTAAGTTTGAAGTTTTAATTCTTTTCCTTTTTTCATATTGTACCTGGTTTTTTACAAGTATAATAAAAAAAAATTAATGTGTCAAGTACTCTTATTTGTTTTTCAAGAATAATACCAATATACCAAAAGCTATTTCAATAAATGTAATAATTGCAACCGTTGCAACCCATTTATTTTTTTGATTGTATAGCTCATCTTTGGCTTCTTTCATTTGAACAGGAGACCAAACATCGTTGACCTTTTCAATCCATGCTTTTTGGTCAAAAACGATTTTTTCGGTATTTTTAAAATCTGATAGAGAATTATTCATTTCTTTAAATCTAGAATCAATATCTTCTCTCATTCTTTCGTAGTTATCGTTAAGTCTTTCTAATTCTCTTAAGACTAGTTTGCTATAATCACCCCATGTGTTGTTTTCAGTGGACATTTTGATTATGGTATTTTAAATTTATTTAAAATTATTTTTAATTTAGAACACATTATTTCGTAACACTTTAGTTTATCGTTGGTGTTATCTTCATCAACAATTACATCTTCAGAAACCTCAACAATATTAGCTATTTCATTTACAGCATCTTTATACAGCACATTATCATTTGTTTCTTCGTTATCAACACTACATAATTTATCTGACAATTCTTTTAGTTTTATCAGATTTTCACTTTTTGCATACGTTGTAGAAACCATAGTTTTTTTTATTAATTTTTTAAATTATTTTTTAACTCCATTAATTTAAAAATTTTACCCAAATAATCTATTTCTTTTGTATCTTCTTTGTCCTCCTGTAACTTGCTTTTAACCTTTGTTAACTTTTCTTTGTATTCATCTTGGCTTTCTTTCAATAAACCATCAACTAAATCAATACACTCATCAAGAGTTTTCATATAAAAATTCTTTTTGTTTTCGACATTATTGTCGATTAAAATTTTTAATGTTTCTTTATCTGACTCTTCTAACGTACTGTATTTTTTATTGTATTTATCAACCATTAAATTAGTTAATACACCTACTGGTAATTCAATGCTTTCAGTTACGGCTTTTGCTTTGTTTGTTGTAATATGATTTGTAAGATTTTTAATTTCCGCCATCACATTATCAATATTCTTAGGCGTTTTTTTAATAAAAATTAAATTAGATATTGATTCATGCAATTTTGATAAATCATAATCTTCATTAAGTTTATTAACATCAGACTTTAAAATATTTTTTAATTTTATGTTTTCTTTTAATATGTCCGATTGTTCATACTTCTCCATTAACTTAATATTTTCAGAAACAAAAATATTAGCTGAAAAAGAATCGCCATCAATCTTATTCTCAATATTACTATAAACCAAAAATTGTGTTTTTAAAATTTCACTTTCTTTGATTGCTTTAACGTATTTTTTAAATAATTTTTTTGTTGTATCGTCTTTTTTAACAATACCCTCAATCAATAAATTATTAAAAACATTCTTTATTTTACCGAAATTTTGCATCGTGTTCTTTTTACTAATATAAATATCTTTATTTAATTGAAAATTTTAAATTAATCATTAAGCATATTATCAATATCTTTAATCATATCATTCACGCCCTCATTTATCTTTAGATTTTTATCGTAAATTTTTACCTTTTCAATTGTTTTTGGTTCATTTTTAACCATGCTAATTAATTTATCTACAAATAATCCCTGATATCTTTCTGACCTCTCATTTAACTTTTTAGCCAAAATATTTTTTTGCTCAACCAATAGCTTTTCAACTCTTCTGATATTTTCAGCTGTTGTTTCTGGGGTTTCAGCAGCAGTTTCTGCAGCACCAGCAACTTCACCAGCTGCGGCAGCTTCACCACCCGCTTCAGTACTAGCTGCGGCAGCTTCACCTTCAGCACCAGCTTCAGCACCCTCAGCGCCACCTTCCTCACCACCTTCACCACCAAAGTCTAAATCCTCACCAGTTGTTCCGCCACCACCAAATCCACCACCTAAGCCTCCAGCTGGAGCACCACCACCAGCAGCACCTTCGGCACCACCTTCAGCACCACCAGCTCCACCGCCTTGCATTGCGGCATCAATATCGCCATATATTCTATCTACCTTATCAAACATACCAGTATGCTTGATAACTTGTGCTGTATTTGCAATTTCAGCAGCTGCTGCTTTTTCCATTCTTTGTTCAAGAAGGTCTTGCTTAATATCATCATCTGACCAACCAAGTATTTCTCTCTTGGCTCTTGTCATTGACATAGCACCAAATCCATTTCCTGAATCAGAAACAGCGTCTTTATACAACGTAACCTTTAATTGAGTATGCTCAACCTTAAGCATTTCAGCTTGTGTTGATGGATTATTTAATGTTAATGTAAAATTATCTAAATCATCTTCAAAACCCAATAAATACAAATGAATTATAACAATTTTGTTTAATTCCTGCAACATCCCCTGTTGTATTCTATTTATTGTTCTTGAAAAACGAATATCCTGAAGTGCAAGATTTTTACCTTCACCTGTGGCCTCTTCAAAACCCAAGAAAGGTTTTGGAACTCTTAACGCTGTGAATAATTTCTTTTGAAGATATTCAATGTCAGCTATTTGGTCAAGATTTGCAGCACCTGGGAGGGTATCAATTGGATTGGGTGCGTCTTCGCTTCTTACTGGAATAAAATAATCTTGGTCATTTGATAACTGATTGTATCTTAAATCAATTTGACCAGTTTGCGGGTCCACCATAGGTGTTCTTTTAAACCTATTGGCGATTTCGTTTACATATGATTCGACATCTTTATCATCAATATTACCAACATAAATTTTATATATTCTTCTTTCTGGTGCTCTGGTTACACGATACACCAACATAGCATCTTCTGATAGCAATAGCTGCTTCCAGATTCTTCTAGCTTTCTCTAATACACTTGTACCATAAGGTAATCTTCTATCGTCACCTAAAAGCCTAAAATGCGCCATCTGCCAAGAATTAAACTCAACATCACGGCCTCTCCAGTAAAATTTAACTTTATCGGTTTTATATTCCGAATCGGGTTGTTGTGTTAGGATATCAAACAATCCACCATCCCTTCTTTCCATTTCATAGTTTGGCATTTGCTTAGCTCCAATGATACCATTTGTATCAGAAATATTAAGATAAACAAAATTATCACCATACTTACATGTATTTCTAGTCCACATGGGTAGTGACGTATGAATATCCAATCTATTAAATAATAAATCTTCAATTATACCCTTAACTCTTTTGCTATCAGAATACACGTTAACCATTCTACCGTTATTATTAAGAGTAGTTGATTCTTCCATCATTATATCCAAAGCTGCAGCAATTTCAGGGTAAAATTCCATCGCCTCAAAATCAGAATACGAACCAATTCTAGTTGTTTCATAATTTACAGCTTGTTGAAATAATCCATGCTCAACTTTTTTCCAAACTTGACCTAAATATTTGCTTTGTTGCGCTTGAAGTCTAGCAGCTTCATACTCTTGTTTATCTTGTGTTTTTAATAAAACATCCTTACCTAAAGTATATCTTTGTGGCTGTGTTTCTTTCGTTTTAAATCCATCGGGTCCTAAAATCTGACCTAATTTCTGAAATACTGTTAAATTTTGCTTTGCCATATTTTTTTATTAAATTATAATGCTTTTATACGAAAAATAAAGGTTATTTAACATAACCACACTCAACGTATGCTAATCTTTTTTCTTTATTATTAACAACAACTGAACCATAAACATACGTACAACTCCAATCCTCACCCTGAGAACCAGGTGTAGCCGTACATTTTTTAGTATAATCAGGATTTTTTAAATTATTTTTCTTGATGTCAGTTTGTGGACACCATGTATATAATTTAGGTCCGTATGTTTTTAATGTATAACAACCTCTTCTTTCTGTACTTAAACCCATTGTTTTAAATTTATTTTGTGCCACTAAACAACCACATATATTGTCCAGTTGGGTCTTGCATATTTTTTGCAACAACTGGACTAAAATTTGGTTTGGGTAATGCGCTTTTGTTATCTTTTGGTACAAATCCAGTACCATTTATATTGTCTTTAACAGCTGGTGAATTTGATGAATTCAACCAACTACCCAATATTGCTTTGGTTTGTCTTTCTAGTTTTTCAAGATTCTTAAATGAATGCTCAATAACCCATAAACACATCGCCATAGACATAATTAAATCATCATGATAACCATCCATATGGTCAGCACGGCCATTTTTATAAACAAAAGTTTTCATTTCAGATGTCATTCTAACCGACCTGATTTTAACAATATTGTTTCTTATTTTTTCTTCAAAATTGGAAACCATTTGTGTACGTAACGAACTTACCTGAAGACCTGGAACCTTGTTGTCTTTTTTATACGCATCCATTTGTCTTTGTTTGGTAGACAAAATCTTACCATTAGGTGTATCATAATGCAAACGCTTATAATCAAATTCCAAAAGCTTTAATACGGTAGAAACACCCATACCACCAGTAATATCAACGACGGTATATGCTTTATATAATTCACCCCACTCCTCAACCAATTGTGCTAATAAATCTGGTTGTATCTTACCTTGGTATTCCATTACTTGTTCCATGGTTGTAAAATCCAATATAACCATCGTAGACGAATCCTCGCCATCACCTCTGGATACATCGACACCCATTATATATTGATGACCCTCTTCTGGCTCTTTCCATACCCAAATTTCATTTTCGGCGCCACTAAGATATATTGGTTCAATAACATTTAATCTATTTTGTGTTTCAATATCTTCTTCACTAACAACATTACCACCAGAACCAATAAAAGATACGTCAAGTTCCTGAGCAATCATTCTAGCGTCGTTATTCATACCACGACACATTTCTTCATACCATGATGATGTTGGCTTATAACCACCATCAATCATTCTTTTATATGAATCAAAATTAAACTCTACTTCATTAACTACCTCATCACCCTTAAACCATTTAAGGTCTTTATTATATCTTAAATCTTCATACCATTTCATTTCAATGATATTAAAATTATTCTTACGAGCCTTTGATTGTGCGTAGGTTTCGTAATATAATTTATCCATACCATTTGGTGTTGAAATCAATGTAGCCTTACCACCCGTACCCAAAGCTGTTAATGCGGCACCAAATACAATAGCACCATTATCAATATACGCAGCTTCATCCATAACAAGATACGTAGGTGTAAAACCTCTCAATGCATCTTTAGATGTTGCAACTGCTTTTACACGACTACCATTGGGTAACTTGATTTCTTTTTTAGAATCAGTAACAAAAATACTTTTAGATTCATTTTTATTTGTACCGTAATATTCTGGCCCCCAAACCCATCTGGGTAATTGTGAAACAAAATCCTTGATTTTTGCTAAAAATTCAAATGCAAGTTCCTGCTTATTTGCAATAATTAGAACAGCTTCTGGGTTTTCTTCATCAGCTAAACCCACCTTTATTGAAAGATATGCAGCTGTTGTTGTTGACACACCAGCCTGACGGGGTTTTGTAATTAGGTTAAACCTATTAACATCATAAGCATGAATGATTTCTTTTTGTCTTGGGAATAATTTGAATGGGACAAATCCTTCTTGAGTTTTGTCAAATGTTTCTAAATAGGTCTCAATTGCGTAAATCGGACTTGATAAACACTTGCCATATTCTCTTAATATTTCTTGCCTTGTCAGCATATTCTTTTTTTAATAAATATGCTAATAGACAATTAAAACCCTTATTTAATGTTTTTTAAAATATTTACACCAGATATTTTTTGATTTTCTTGATAAATTAATTAAATTTAATTTATTTAAAATCTGTAGATTTACGTTTCTAAACTTGTAAGCAATATTCATTTTTTTAACTATATCATCAGATGATGTAGAATCAGCTTTATATATACAATTTAACCAATTAATTTCTTCAGAACCAATGATAGGCACATTTTGTGAAACAAAATCAGCAGCAACAATATTAAATGTTTCATTGAAAGATAACTGCAAACCCAAATCCATTCTAGATATTAAATGAACAAAATCACTATGACTATACCAAGCATGTTCAACCAATTCATGTTCTTCTTGATTTTCAAATAAGGCTCTTAAGTTTTTAATCACCGTTTCGCCTTTTTCAATTCTTTCTGTATTAACATGAAAACGCACTGGCTTACCAATCTTATTACCAAATTCAATAGCCGCAACTGCTTGCATTAATTGATTCTTCATTGGTCTAATCGCACCAAAACATCCAACATTAATATATTCTTTATTATCTTTTTTTGCGTGTTTATTATTTAACACTGGATAATAGTTTGGTAAGAATACAAGATTTTTAACACCAACGTTTTTTAAATCGTCGTACATTTTTTGTGTGTTAGGTGCTATCTTTATTTTGTATTTTTCTGACATTTCAGAATATTTAAAAATCCAATCAATAGCATTTCCTTCATTTGAAATGAAAGGTATTTCAGAGTGCAATCTTATAATCCAATTAACTTTTGGATGCAACTTATGTAGGACCTCAAATTTTTCAGGGACAACCCATAAAGCTTCAATTATAACATCCGTTGGTTTGTATTTTGAAACTTCTCTATCAATACAATTATTATCATTAACTTGAACTAAATGTGATTCAATACCGCTATCATTTAACATTTGGTTTACAAATGTTGCACTATTAAATAACCCAGAATGTATTGTTTTAGTTGACTGAGCGTCATCATATAATTTTTTCTTTTTTAGGATAAATAAAATTTTGTGCTTGTGCATAAGATGGGATTTACTATAAATATATCATCGTTACCAAACAACATAATAATTAATAAAAAAATTATGTAAATAAAAAAAGCACCCGTTAGAGTGCTTTTATTTTAAAGAAATTCTTCTGAATCACCCCCACCAAAATCTGGATTATTATCATTAAATTCATTTAATGCTTGGTTAAATTCTTCTTCCTGAATATCTCGTTTAACACCATGTAAAATATCTTCAATTATTTTTTTACCTCTTTTTGTACCAGCCATTATTTCTTTCATTTGATTATGAAATTCATTTGCTGGTAAAGATGCTAAATGCGAATAAGCATGATGCTTCAAACCAAAATCATCAGCAGGAACAGCATCGGTAAATCTCCCCCAAATAGCTGGACCCATTCTCATATCCCAAGGTTCAGCACTTAAGAAATCAGCCTTATTAACCACATAATTAGCTAACTTAGGATTTTTTGGTAAACCATGTGCTGATAATAATTCCATTACACCTTTAACAATTTCATGTATTAAAACTGGAAATACCATTGCTTGTGCGTGTATTACAGCTTTTGGGTTTTGAGGTGTTGGAAAATCAACTTTAACAACACCACCGCTAACACCATTTTCCATCTTAGGCATGATATAATACATGTAATCAGCTGCTGACATCATCTTAGCATACTTGTTTGGTAACTTAGGGTCTAAATCAGTTAATTCATCATCTACCATATGAAACATGTGGTTGCATTTTTTTGCAGCACCCTGTGTCATAGCGTTTAAAAATCTTCTTTTATATACTTCGGCATTTGCGTTCTGAATATCATCATGTGAATCAAATTCCATACCCTCAACGGCCATTGGTTTAGGATTCATTTTTGTACCCTCTAATGAAATTTTAGGAGTTAGTTCAGCTATTATCTCAACAGCATCTTCACCCATATCATATTCTTCTCTAATCATTTTAACCGCTAATTCTTCAAGAGCTTTTTTATGTTTGGATTCTAATGAAATGGCTTCATAAACCGTTGGCATCATTTCTGCCATAACCCTGCGGTTATCAATTTCGTCAACGTCATGGGCTCTTTTATAACGCTTACACACCTCATTAAAACGCTCACCCATTACTTTTTGTGTAAATGAATGTTCATCACCCTCAGGTATAGCTGGATGCTTACCCAACGAATGCGTATCATTTCTAAGGTCTTCTTCTAAAGAAGGATGCATCCTTTCATTCATGTTTTCAGGGTATACAACAGCTTCATTTAAAGTTTTTTTATTAGCGTTAAGCAGGGCTTTCTCGGCTAATTTTTTGTAGTCGCTCATATTATTTTATATCTTTTACTTTAATTGTTTGAATTATATTTCTACCTTCAGCAACGGGTTTAGCTGTTGCAGCAGGAGCTGGTTCAGCACCCTTTTCAATTGGTTGTGGTTTGTTGGTTCCAGTCTTTGCCAAATCTTTAAGACCAGCAACAAGTTTATTTAAACCATTTCTAGGCACACCAATCATTTCAGCAAACGCCGCAATTACTTCTCGTTGTGCAATAGGCATCTTGATTGTGTTTAATACATTTGGTGGAATTCTTTTAGCAATCATTGCCATTAATTTTTTAGCCTTAGCACTCATTTCTTCATCTGATTCCTGTCCCGTAGGTGTAACTTCATTTACAACACCCATACCTCTATTACTACCACCAAATAAAGCTTCATCAACAAACTTTTTAAACTCTCGAATACCCATGTATTTTTCATCTTCACCCATTTGCGCTTTAGCTAGTTCTTCAATAGATTTGAACTTTCTTGCTTTACCAGTTTTAGTATTCACAATAAAATGCTTGTGCCCCGCAAAACTTGGGTTTTCTTTTTTTTCTTCTAGAGCTGCTAATGTTGCTGCTTCAGGCCCCTCGGGCTCAACAACACCTGTTTCCATGAGTTCTTTTTTAGCTATGTTTCTTTCGAAGTCCTCTACGCTATATATTTTATTACTACCATCTTCATTAACCTCATTAAACGAATAAACACCCATTACTTTTTCTTTAGCGGGTGTTAGAGCTCTAACCATTTGATATTTTTTATCTCTGATTGTAAATGGTTGTGATATTTCACCAGTTTCAGCATCTTTAACTTCTGAAAGATATTCATACAAAACAACATCTGCATCAGTACCCTTTACGGTATTCAAAGCCATTTTTAAATTAGGTGCTTTAGCATAAACTGTTGGTCTTTTTTTACCACCAGTTTGCTGCGTTGATTTCTTTTGCATTGGCGTTTTAGATGAAATATCAGGACCTGTGGTACTTGATGTACTTTGAGGTGCGTCATCCATTTCATTTATATTATTTTTCTTTTTCATCCTTTTTGTTATATTTTAATATTAGGTCTTTATCGTATAATTTCTCTTCAACTTCTTTCAAAGTTTCACCAAACCTAAAACATAATCTGTGTTCGGGGTAAGAATCATAAGCGTTTATGTTTTCCCACGCCAACGCTATAACACCATCAATCGCATCCCAAACAGCAAATGTATCACTATTTTGAACAACATCCAAATTTAAACTGGACTCAAGCTTACCAACATGCTTAATATACATTTCATGCGGTGGTTGTGGTCTTCCAGAAGCTGGAAAAGTATCCCAATCTTCACCGTCAATCTTTTTTGTTGTATCAGAAAAAAGGAATTCATAAATGTAATTCCCTTTATAATCCTTACCAACGTAATTAATATATATTAAATACAGCGTCTTCATTATGCATTAGCCTTAGGGTCTGTTTTTATGCCTGGGGCAACTTCAGGTAAAAATGGTTTATCTTTTCTACTTGGTTGAGCAGGCTTCTTTGGTTCAGTTGTTCTTGGTTTTGTTTCAGGAATCATTGGTTTTGTTTGCGGTTGTACCATATTTTCTTTTTTTACAAAGATACTACTATTTTCATCAAAACCAAAATTTTCACCAACTATTTTAGAAACGGGTTTTTTAGACCACATTCTACAAGACCAATATTTAGGACTTGTTCTGTCTTTAGCTTGTGCACATTTGTGTCTAGCTCTGAAAGACTTTCTTCTTTTTGGATTATCTCTTTTGATTTCCATCTTCTTATCACCAAAGTTAACTTTTACAACATTACCCTTGGCATTTTTAACATAAACTTTAAATTTCTTAACATCACCATGCGTTGGCTTACCCAGTGTTACTTTTTTACCTTTATATTTGGCTTCATTCATCATAGGCATACCATCTTCAACGCTACCATGCTCATCTTCATAACCAACTTGGGTATCACCATCATAAGAATCTGGCTCATGCTCACCTAAATTAGCATTTAAAAAATGATACACTTCTTCAATATCATCTGCTGATGTTGCTAAATGGTCTGTAGCCCAATTATGACCATCAGATAATAATTGGTCAACAGCTTGTGGGTCCATTTGCATTAATTCTGTAATAGCATCATGGATTGTTTTAAGGTTATTGAAAAACATATAATTTTGTAATTCATTATGATTTTCTTCAACCATTTCATGTAATTTTTGTGCGATTAAATCTTTCATTGTTTCTTTATTTTCTGATTCATTATTACTTTTTTTACCCCATTTTTTACCTTTGCCTCTTGTACCACAAGAAGCTGGTGTTGGCCTACAAGCTGGATATTTTCTTTTTTCGCCGTCTTGTCTACCACAGGGTTTGCATTTTTTACTACCAGTGTCTGGGTCTTTTTTACATGTATTGCAGTCTACCCAACCACTACTTCCACCACCACCTCTTCTAGCAAACCAACCATGTAACCCCTGTGATTTTTCTTTTGAGTAGTCTGTTTTTTTTGCTTCATCCATTTCGTCAGGATTATTTTTTAAATAATCATCAATCCATGCCTGTATTTCATGAACATCTGGGGCATATTCTTTACCCTTTTTTCTTGTTATATTATCATGCGCTAATTTAATTAGCTGTTTAAGTTTATCGTTATCCATGTTTTTTCTTACCTTGACAATGCGCTTTTTGGCTAAAGCCTTTTGGGTTATTACAATCTATGCTTTTTTTATACTTTGCTGACCACTTTTCTTTTAATGCCTCTAACTCTTCAGCTTCAGTTAATTCAACAGATTCATCTGTACTATTACCCCAGTTGGCAGCGCCAGCTTTTCTACACTTAACCAACGCCCCAGAAGCATAAGCCGATGGCCATACATCATATCTAGCTCTTACTTTATGGTAACAAGCATCTTTTTTTGTTTTCTTTTTTTTCTTTTTACCTTCTTCTACCACTTCATATACTTCATACTCATCTAAAATATCATTTGAACCCTCTTGAAACATGTTGTTTTTTTTGGGATATTTTAAAAATAAATTAGATTCTCTCATGTATGAAAAGTCTTTTTCTACACCTGATACAATACCCATGTCTCTTAATCTATTAAAAATATAATCAATTTCATCTTTATCAATATCATCATGTAAATCTTTTAAAAATCTTTCTCTATCAGCAATAAGTACACTCACGGTTGTTGATTTACCCCACATTACCGTTACAGCCGAATCTTTATTAGGGTAAATAAGATTTATATATACTTTACCTGAAGGTACTCTAGCACCACCAAATGGTCTGCTTTCAATTTTTGTACCGTTAGCTAAAACATCACCTTTTGATAATTCACCTACTCTCTTTTTTATTGTAATATCATTACCACAAACCAATCTAATTATTGCCAATTTAACGTTATCATCGCTAGTATCATATAATTCTATTAATTCTTTTGCTCTATAGTCATTTAAAGACATCTCATCCAACATACCCGTTTCAAATAAACCACCTTCATCACCACCTTCAGTTCCAGCATCTTCAGTTCCAGCATCTGGTGTTTCTTCTGCGTTTGTATCTGTTGTGTCTTCTGTCCCAGCATCTGATGTATCGTCATCTGAAGATTCTTCATCGCCATCGCCTTTACCAGAACCCTTAACTTTCTTTATGATATCTTTTTGGTCTTCAGGTGGCATTTCACCTGTATGCGTTGCGGATAATAAAGAATTAACAGCAAATTTTTCTAATTCAAAATCTGGCTGACCTTGGTCTTCATTATATTTTCTAAGAGATTGACCTAATTTACCTGTAAGTTGTTCAATGAATTTTTTTGGGTCTGATTCTTCATCAGCCTCAACACCAGCATCAAATGGTTCGTCATCAAATGGCTTATCACTTGAACCAGTATCTTGTGTTGTATCATCAGTTGCTGTATCATCAGTAGCGGTATCGCCACCAAAATCTAAATCTGTATCGTCTGTAGGAGTTTCTTCGGCAGGAGCCTCAGCAGGAGCTTCAGCTGTAGCTGGAGTGGCAGAACCGCCACCCAACTTCAACTTGTATTTTGTTTCTTCGCTTATTTTAGCGTATAGACTTTTTTTTTACCAGTTCCGATAACACTTTCAATAATGCTATCCATTTCATTGATTGCTCTTTCTATAGATAACTTACCCTCATTTTTGGTTGCACCAGCAATCTTATCAGCAAAAGTAATTTTATCTTTTGGCGGAGCTAAAGCAGCAAATTCTTTTTCTTTTGCTGTCATTTCATCTTCCATCATATCATGAACAGCTTGTTGTGTTTCATCAAGACCATCTAAACATAGGGTTACAACACCTGGGTTAACCCATTCCCAATAGCTATCAAATTTGTCTGCAATAGCTTCTAATCTTGGGTCAATATATGGGTATCCACTACCATCCATTTCGCCATAATAATCAGCAAAATATTCGCCATCTTCAGCAGATAAATTTAAACAATTTTCATTTTCAGGACTAACCCAAACTTCTGGTTTTCTACCAGTGTCCATTTTGCTATCAACACGCGATATCATGCTCATTACTTGGTCTAATTTACTACCACCCACACCTTCATTTTCCATATGTTTACCACTTCTTAATGCAGCTAAATCAGCAGCATCAATTTCATTTGGGTCACCAGCCAAAGCTGCCATTTTTTCTTGTTTGTCTGATAATTCATACATAAATTCTTCATCAGTATTTTCATATTCACCCATTATACCCTCATCATACATTCCTTCATTTTTTTCAAATGTTTCTGGGTCACGGTCTTGTTTATTAGCTGTAGCGTAATAAACTTTTTCACCTTTTTCAGGGCCATATTGTTTTTTCATGCTAGCCATAGTTGATTTGTCATACTCTTCCATTCCGCCACCCATACCATAAGCTGCTCCACCACATTCTATACACATCCCTTCCATTGTTTGAGCACCACAACACTCACTCATCTTGTTACCCTCAAGGTTACCCTCACCAGTAAATCCCATGCTCATTTCTTTCAAGAGGTTATCATCTTCAAATACATTTATTTGACCTGATTTACCATAAGCTTCGTTAAGACTATTAAATTTAAGATTTAATTGTTTGATAGCTTTAGCATACGTTGGATATGCTTCTTGTTTTTTATTTTGTAAACCACCAATATAAGAAAAATCTTCAACTGTAAGGTTAGATTTTTTCTTAGAAATTTTAATATAGTATTCGTGGTTCTCTCTAATAATAGCATATGCGTTACCATCAGGACCCATCTTAGTTAATTCAACGGCTGAGCTTTTTTTGTTCTCATTAATAGGTTGAATACCCATTAATTGCTTCATACGCTCATTTATTTCGTTACCCTTAAGGCCAACTGGAGTTATTCTATCTTTCATAAATTATTGTTTTATAATATAAATATCTTTGTTTTTATTAAAGTTATCAAGGTAATGTTGCTGAACCACTAAAGTTATCTATTGTTTCACCTAATAGATAAACACCAGCCGTTGCAGATATACTACGAACTTTTATTTTAATTGATGAACCAGCACCCATTGTTACTGCAACACCATTAATTGTTGGTGATGCGGCAGAACCAGCATATACTTCAGTATATGTATGTGCTGTAAAATTTGCAGAACTAGCTGAAACAAGTATTGAGTGAATATCATTTAATAACGGCATAATCTATTTTTATTATAAATATTCATGAAATTAAAAAAAAGCACGTAAATGTGCTTTTTATTATTTAACTTTCTTTATCCTATCAATCCTACCATCAGACCAATGTTCGACTATCCAACCCTCTTCATCCATATAAATCTTAGGTAAACCATTACCCCATGTGTCTTTTTCAACTTGCTTTCTAAAAGCTTCTTGAAACTCTTTAGATGCAAATGCTTCTTTTACGCGGTTATTATCTTCAATTCTATCTAGGGATTCTTTTTTCATGTTATATTGGTTATAATATTAAAGATTTTATATAAGTCAAGAAAATATGCAAAAACATCAAGACCATACCCATTAAAGCAAATGAAATTAATATTACAAATTTTTCTTTTTTTTGCATATATTATTTATAAAACTAATTACTTAATGGTGCTTTTATTGCTTCGTGTGATTGATAGTTTTCTAATTCAAAATTGTGTATAGAATAATAATCTAAATCTAATTTATTAGGTTCGGGTTTTCCAAACTCAAATAAGGTAGGTTTTATTTTCAACGTAGGCAACTCAAATGGCTCTCTACCAATTTGTTCTACCGCTTGTTCTTTATGGTTGCTATACAAATGAACATCACCTAAATTACCAATCAATTCATCAGGAACCATATTAACTTCTTTGGCTATGATTTCAAGTAGTAATCCATAAGATGCTATATTGAACGGTAAACCAAGGAATGTATCTACTGAGCGTTGATTCCACATTAAAGAGATTGTTCTGGTTGGAAATTGTGCTTTATCTAATTGCTCTCTCACTTCCTTAAAGACCCACTCTGGTTTTTCATAATCCCATCCCATTTCGTTTTCAATGTGAGTTTTCCATTCTACACACTTTGGGTCGTTAGACCATTTCATATATGCATCACATCTTTCTTTATGACTCAACTCTCTCGTATAAACTTGAAATCCATAATGACAGGGTGGAAGTACCATTTGGTCTAACTCACCTACATTCCAAGCATTAACCATTAATCGTCTTGAGTCAGGATTTGTTTTTAGTTCAGAGATTAGGTTTGCGATTTGGTCTATTCCTTTATTACCAAATTCATCATTAAACTCTTTATCTGTTTTTAACTTTTCTAAAAACTCTTTTTTTGTTAGTACTTTTTCTGACATAACTTTAAATTAATCTTTTTTAGGTTATTTGTGAAGTTCTTTTATTAAATTACCTTCTTTATCAAAAAGTAACTCATTCCCATTTTCAGAAATAACAGATGGATGTTTGGGAAGTTCTGCTTTATCACTTCCCTTACTAACAAATGTTTCTTTATAATATTTTTCTGAATCAAATTTAGGTGCATTGTTAATATGGTATTGGTACTCATACTCTTGACCTTCATCAAATGCTTTTAATATCTCTTGCT